CGCCCAGTTTGCAGCCGTAGCACAGCTCGCAGCCGTTGCCCAGCTTGCAGTCGTCGCCCAGTTTGCAGTAGTGGCCCAGCTCGCAGTAGTTGCCCAGCTCGCAGCCGTAGCCCAGCTCGCAGCCGTCGCCCAGCTTGCAGCCGTCGCCCAGCTTGCAGTCGTAGCCCAGCTCGCAACCGTAGCCCATCTGAATGGTGCGGATTGAAAATTCATGTGCTAAATCGGACAGAAAATTGTATTCAAATAACAACCATCCCTTGTCGGAATCATACAGATATAGCGTTTTCGTTTTCATAACTACTTAAAATATTTACGCAATTTATTGATGTTGAAATCATTGATTATTTCATACCCTTCTTCAGCGTATGTGTGTACTTCGAGCCAGCACTGCCCAAGACTGTCGAACTCGCGGGAAAACTCTCCACCGGAAGTATTGCGTGTGTAGTGTATCAAACCATAACCCGTAACAGACACAAACTGGTAACCATCGGCAGCGGAATCCGTTTCAAAACACACATCAGCTATCCTAAACTCGTCTGCCTCCGAATGCCAGCCCCGAATGTACGGCAGGGCATTATCTTCAATGTATTCAGCTATCTGCCGATAAATATCTTCCTCAATGTGCAGCGATTCCATAAATATTTCCATTGTGAGAGTGCGGCAGGATTTGAACCTGCGACCTACGCTCGGATACGCGGGAATTGCGACCCTATGTTTCCCTATTTCCGTACCCTGCATCGCTCTAACCGCTGAGCTACGCACCCTGAATGTCTATTCCTCCCATTCAACAAGAACAGTAGTAATATATGTGGAGAACTTTTCCCCATACTTTATAGCCTCCTCCTCCGTATCGAAGGTGTCAACTATATGGTATTGCTCGCTCTTATATACATTCACCCACGCGCGGTGTTTGACGCGTGCCATCACGAGGTCGTAATCGTGTTTAGCCACTACATAACTGTATTCGCCAGACTCAGTGTACATTTGGATAGCCTCACGCTTTCCGTCGAGCGTTTTAACAGCAGCCACTACCGGATATCTCGCGCCTTCCACATCGAACGCGAGAATCCTCACTGGCCTACCGTCGCGCGTCATCACGGGGGCTCCGGCCTTGGAGGCCTCTAAATCGAAAGGTTTGAGTTTCTTTGTCATTTCCATAATAAAATGTGTGTTTATTATATACGATGCTGTGTTTTTGTTAAAAAGCATCTTTTTTTTACTCAGTAAAAATATTTTGCAATTCTTTTACTTTTTCGGAGTCTGTTATGGCAAAACCGCCACCGAATATGCCCGCGCCGTTAGGCAGCTTTGTGACTTGGCTGCATTGGTCGGCCCGAACAACAAATGATGGCATACCCCGTTTAACATATTTTCCCATCCGGGCCGCCGATATAATGTTTGGCGGAAATTTATATATTGCTCTCGTTGATTTTGGCGGTCGTTGTGCAATATCGATACGCTCTTTTAGCTCCGGGGCCGTCATAATGCGTACATCCCCGAATAGATTACTGACGAACGATGTCTTCACTTTCGCCCCGTTTTCATAAGTAATGAGCGCATCCGTTACAACACATGTCCATTCTATCCCCCTCGTACTGAATAATGTAAGATGCGGAGCGAATAAAAAGAATCGGATACCGCGTGCCATGAAAAAACGACATATTTTGGAGAATATCGAAAAAGGCGGATTGTCGATTACCACACAACCATCCGGATATTCGTATGCCTCGTAATCCCCACCGGGCCAGAACGGGCGGACTATTTCCCGGCCCTCAATATCCGCATTTTCGCGAACCCACTGCACGACAATGTCGTACACCAATTCCGGCGTATAACAATCGTCGGTGGTCTTTTTTGGGGTAAACTTCGCCGTAAACACATCGTACTTCTCGAACTTCTCGAGCCGGCTTTTACTCGGTGAATCCAGCGGTCGTTCCAAGGTTGGAAAGAATTCTGGTTGTTTCATACATATTATCTATTTATCTATACAATATTCTGTTTCCGCTCGGAAATCAGCGCCTCGGCAGACCGGAGAACCGGCTCGCTCGTATCCTTCCCGTGCAATACATATGACACCCATGCATTGCCGGACACCCGTGCATTGTCGGACACCCGTGCAGTGCCGAACACCTGTGCATTGTCGGCCACCCACGCATCGCCAGATAGGTTGTCCTCTTTTTCGATGAATCCGCCCAAGTCGCCAGTTTTGGCCCATTTGCAGTCGCGCGTACAGCGTATGCGATGCAGGGTATTGCCGGCTACTTCTATCGTTTCATCGGTCAGCTCGAAATGTTTTTCCATTTTCCTGTATTTTAATAAACCTTTGAGGGGCCGCTGGAGTCGAACCCGCCGCCGGTGTCGGACTGCCGGCCCACATGCCCCTTTCTACCTACAGCCGCTCGACGTCCTGTCTATGGAACTCGTTGGCATAGTTCCTCAACTTCTCGAAAATCTCCAGTTCGTCGGCATCGGCATTACCGGCATTTTTTATCCAACTTAAAAAATGAAAACACAACTGGACACGCAGCCGTCTGTCTGTGCGCGCCGTCAGGGAGCCGCACCACAATGGGAGGCACGACAAATCCAGGTTGGCACCGCTCAGGTTGGCTCCGCTCAGGTCGGCTCCGCGCAGGTCGGCTCCGCGCAGGTTGGCTCCGCGCAGGTTGGCTCCGCGCAGGTCGGCTCCGCTCAGGTCTTTAGACGCGACCAAATCCCTTAAATTATCGTCCATACTTTCTATTAATTAATCGATAATTAAGACTATCTAAAAAAACCGGCGCGGCTCTCGCGTGGCCGGGGCTGAACTAAAATCACAAACAATTTGAAAAAGTACCTAATCGAAATAGTCCTCAGCTCCATCTACCTGCGTCGGGTCGAAGTCGCAGACGGCTACGGGCCATTGCAAGAAGACGCGCTCGTCCCTGTACGCTTCCAGCGCCGCGGGCATTTGTCGGCATTCCCAGGAATCGAGGCGGACAACGCCGCGCCATGCCGGGGCACCGAAGTACGAGGCGTTCGGGTCGTCGTCCTCCACCTCGCAAAAGACCTCCACCGTGCCATGGAGCAGCAACTGCCTTTCCTCCGGCCTGCCCGCCGCATCGGGCACCGCAAAGAACTCGGCAAAGGGGTACGTCCCCTCGTACCGCAGGCCGTACCGAAACCGCTCGTCCGTCCGCCGCAGCAGCTCGTCGATAACCTCCCGGTAGTCCGACGACGTGAAGTCGCGGCCCGAAAACCGCGGCGGTACCTGAGACGATACGGATACGTTGTTATCAATCGTTGTCATTTGAAAATGTGTTTGTTTGAGAATGCAGCAGGATTCGAACCTGCAACCTGCGCTCGGAAATGCGGGGTGTTTCAATCCCCATGGTATTCTTATTTCGCATTCCTGCACCGCTCTAACCATTGAGCTATGCATTCATTTCACCGCGGTCCTCCCAGATGACGGTGAAAAATAATAATCATCTGACTATGTTAGGCCAATTCGGCCCGTACATTGTTCGCCCGGCACCATCTTACCGCCCGGCTAAGGGCGGTAAAACTATGCTCCGTACCCTGTTCCGTGATGATAACAACCTTGCCGGCTTGCTCATCAATTTCTACTCGCGCTTTCATGATTCTCGTATTTGTTTTATCGAATTTTACCCCATCATTTATACACCGAGCCTGTTTCCGAAGCTCCGATTTATCAGGCGACGCAGCGTTGATTTCTCCCGATTTCATAATCATTTGATTCTTATCACGGTTAACATCCGTTTTTTGCTGTATCTGCTGTTGAGCTCGGTGGTAAAGATTTTGCCGGTGACAATCCCTATCCTGCGGCACGTAGCGCCGATGGATGAATAATTGTATTCCGGGATGGGAAAACTCACAGCCTCTCCAATCTCCAAGGCCTTAATCCGCTCGCTAATTCTCAAATTCTTCTTCATTATCTTATCTTTAAGGCAGTTTGTAATCATGCATCCTTCAATTTTGTCGCATACCTAAAGTGATGGAAATGATATTATCAATATTAACTCCATAATTTTGCTATATCGGCTTATTCGTTCTGTATTACAGAACAAAGATAGTGCAATTAAAAATAAAAAGCAAAAAAAATACTGTGCAAAATACGACGCAATATGGAGACGGATGTTAAATCAAGGATTATCAAATTCTTAAAATTTGACATACTCCCACGCGCTTTAGTCGTGGGAGTATGTCAAATAATAATTTGCCCGACCAGCTAACAACAAACAACGGCCATAACCAAAACTCTATAGATATGAACACAGACAAACTTATCGCAGTCATCGAATCTCAGAACGTGATGATTCGCCAGAAAGATGAAGAAATTCGGCAGTTAAGGGCACAATTAATAAGATGAGTCCGCTGATATTCAGCGGACTCATCATTTAGTAGGGAGCAGCCAAGGGAGCGTTTTTTTCTAAAATGACAGCAAATCATACTGCACCCCTACCCCTATATATAGGGCAGTCTTGTTCACTATAGGTATATAGCCATATCCGGCTTGAATACCTATTCCCCAGCGTTTAGATTTGTTGGATATGGGGATGGTCTGCGTTATAGTCTGCTGTTTTTGGTAAACCTGCATTTCTACCAAACTCGGCCGGTATCCCTCGACGACGGCACGGTAATCGGGCGTGGTGTAAGTTTTCCGTTCTATTGGTACGGCGACCGGGATTCGGATGGTATCGGTAGGTGATGATAGGTAGCATGTATCGATACGCACGACCGTAACGGTGCGAGGCACGGGTATTTCCCGGACGATAGTATCCGTTACCGTCACCGTATCGCGGCGCAGGATTTCGAGCTGTTGGGGGCGGCAGGTGCGGCGACCGGCGAAGAAGCCGATGCCGAGAACGAGTACCGCCGAGATTGCGGCGGTAATTATCGTGCGTGCCTTCATATCCGGGCGTTTTTTGCGTTTTCCTTGTCGGGACGGTCAACTATACCGCCGACCGGACGAAAGCCAAAATAAAGCCGACGAGGACGCCGACGAGGGTAACGTTCAGGTCTTGCCACTCGAATGTTCCGCGCTTCATCCATTTATCCCACACGAACTCCTTTCCGAATGCGGCGAGTATACCAGCGACAGCACCGGCTGCAGGGGAAAAGATGCCGAATGTAAGCGCCACGGCATATCCTGCCAGAAGATGTAATATTTTGTCTGTTTCCATATTGTATGGTATTATAAGTGCAGTACTTGGCCGCGGTTGCCGGATGCTTTCCATGAAACATGTATCCATGCGTAATTGCTTTCGTCTATCAATTGGTCGAACGGAATCCCTGCTGCTTGAATCATGCTGAACAATCTACGATTCTTATCGGGTGAACCTACCGTAATGTCTGCTGCTTCTCCCTGCATATGTTGAGAATTGACGGCCCCGCCTACTGCTTTGTTCAGCATCGGCGTTCGAAAACCGCTATTCACAATTACAGGACCGCCCCATAATGCGCGTATGGGGTCGAGACAATTCGTGATAAGAGCTATCAAATTCACTTTCGCACTGGGAGGAGGAGTATTGTCTATACCCTGTTTGATAGCTGTCCGGGAATGACATAATTCTTGAATTGTAAAATATTTCCCCATACGTGCTACTCCTGTTTTTCTGATTTTTCTTTAATAAGTCTGATGAGTTTTTCCGCATCCTGTTTGGTTGCACACTCTACAATATTGGAAACTATATCCAGAACTTCTCCGGCGGAACTTTTCTTTTTGCGACTGTTCTCAATAACCGACCGCCCTTCTATACACAGGATACCCAGCGTTATAACCAATACCGCATATGGCATGGAATACCATGGGAAGAATAGTCCCAACACATCAATCAGCGAGGCAAATATTAAAACTCGGAAATAATCGGTGATTTTTATAGCCGTCTTACGTAGATTTCGGCTACTTATCTTTTCCTTATTAGTTCTTGCGGCATCTATGCCAGTCCACATATCAATGAAAGCAGCTACGCAAATAAGCACGCAACATACGAAGATGATGACGATACCCCGCTGGATATCCTGTGTAATATGAAGTATTTCGCTTAACGTCCCCATATCTACATATCGATTACTTCGTCCGCCTCTTCCATCGCAAGCATTTCCTGTAATGCAGGAAGTTTCGCTTCCAAATCATTTATACGAGCTCGGGCAGTTGTCCGAACAGCCGATACATCCGGATACAATTCCTGCATCGATTGCCCAGTCTCCTGACACTTGATAACGCACCAATCCGTGTTGAGCAAGATGGCCCTCTGGTTATTGATTTCACCGTAAACGGTATTTATCATTTCCCGGGCAGTGGGCGTATTCACCTGTAATTCTTCCATATCTCCCATAACTATGATTATATGTTTTTCCAATCAGCGGCGGATGATGTACCAACAGCCTTATATACATTCTTGTTTTGTGTATCAATGTATGTTTGCCCTACGAAATTTGGCGCTATGCTCGGCGCGGCTATTCCAGTCAACACATCGCTATAACCTACATTCTCGTAAGAAAATTCCACATTGGTCGGATTGCCAAAAGTGGGAACATAAAGCACATCGTTTCCCTGACCGCTCGTATCCCGCCACAAGGTAGGCAAGAGCCCCGCCGGAGTAAGGTCAAGCAGGCAGCCGAGCGTCATGATGCGCAGAGTGCGTATCTCCAGCCACGCATCCGTGTCGTTTCCGACCTGTGCCAGGGACGTATATTTCCCGGCCGGGGCAATGTAGCTTACCGTCTTGGCGTTGTCTGTGTTGGCCGGATAGTTTGCATAGATTTCTTCGGCCATTTTCGCTCGAATATGCACGTTACTTCGATACTCGAACTCGATGAGTTGATAACGGGCGAGTTCGTCCGGGTTGTCGCTCCTAAAACTGTTGTACAGGGACAGAGCTTCGGCCGTTCCCCGCTCGAATCGGGCATACGAGCCGGAAAAGCCGTTTGCGACGGGCTGGTTCGGCATATATACGATTGCGCTGTAATTGCGGGACCAAGTTCCGGAGGCTTCCAGCCATCTACCCGTCGGCCACTTCGAGGGAGACAGGTTGCGGTAAGCGTCCGGCACGCGCCACAACTCCGGGTGGCCGCTGTTCCACATGTCGATTGAATAGGTATCGGAACAGAAATTGAGCAGCCGTGCACAATGTATAGAGCCATTGAAAACCATCGAGGAAGTATTTCCTATGCCCAATCTGAATATATCAGGCGTCTCAACCGGATATTTTTCCGTGCTGAAATTAGCAATCTTCACGCCGTTTACCCACATGGTCGGGGTAGCAGTCGCCGTATCGTAACTTACGACGACTAAATACATCGTATTGGCCGATGCCTCTTTACGGGCATAGCCCTTCCCGTAACATTGTAGATATATGTAGCCGGCCGATATAATAATCTCTATGTTACGTGTGGATGAGTGGTTCAGGAACACGCCCTGCAGCCTGGTTACGTTCACGCCGGTGGTGAACAGTACAGCGATACCGAAGTCGCCGTCCGGCAATACCCCCTCCGCGGTCGAATAGAATGCTCCTTTTCCCATAACAGCCCCTGTCTGACAACCATATAACGGGTCGAGCTGACTTGGATTCACATATTTTTTCGCTTCATCCAAATCCGCTTTCCCGGCCAAGTCTTCCTGGATATCCTCCCGCGCCTTGTCGGCAGCTTGAGCTGCCTGCCGGGCCTCGGTTGCCGCAAGCCCTGCCTGTGTGGCTGCATTATTCGCATTTACCGTAGCCTCGTACACGGCGGTCAAATCCAGCGCCATACTCTGGTTGGTCTGCGGATTGGTCGCAAGCGTTTGTTTACCCTGTGGGCTACTCGTTTCGGCAAGCTCGCTTATTTTTACAGTTTCTAAGTTGGTTGTAACGGGCATAATCGTGAATGTTAATAAGACATATCTATGGCTTTGCCGTCTTCGGTCAGAATAAGCCTTCCGTCCTCGGCGGCCAGCAACAGAGCTTCGGGCAATGGTCTGATGAACGCATTGTCCTGCGGCTCCACGAGAATCTTGTACATGAACAACGGGTAGTCCGTAGCGATATCCGTTTTTTCGGGCACGGCACTTTCACTGCGGACGTATTGTATGCCATCGATAAGGACGGACGAGCAGGAAAATATGTGGTTGATTTTCCGAGCCACCCAATCGGGAACACCGAATGCGCTGATTCCTCCGCCTATCGTCAGCGCACGTGTTTCGTAGGGTTGGGCGCTCATTTGATGCGCTATCCCGTTCTGGTCGCGGAAACTCTCCGCATTCACGAGGAATGAGGTATCCGTCGGCAACCAAACGGCCTCGACCCGGTAATCGATTTCCGTATTGAAAACCGTATCGAAATCATCACGGTAGTTCGTGTACGTGAACAATACAGAATCGGGTAATTCGGACACAATGCAAAATGGTGCCCATGCAATTATACGGCTATACTGAGCAATCCGGAACTGCAATATGTAGCTGCCGATTGGAAGACGCGGCCAGTCAATCGCACTGACCGTAACATCGTCCATGGTTTTTATCACGGTCGCCTCCAGCTGGCGAATGTCGTTCCCGTCGCTATCCGTCAGCCATATTTCCAAATCTCCTACATACTGGCCAACTATCGCATACTGCACATATATGCCGTCCGACGGCAGAAATCTCTGTACATAGCCGGCGGGGTATTGAAAATGCAACCGCCAGTCATGCCGGAAGTTCAGTGAAGAGAAGTCCGATATTTTCAATACAGGGCCGTTCATATTCCAAAAGTATATTCATTATGAATAGAAAAATCGGGGGTTTTAAGATTCTGCGTACAATTCCCAATCGCGCTCTGTTTCGTTACCCAAGGTGCGTGCTATGTTCTTTACGAATCCCCGCAGCTGTTTTCCGTGCCATGTGACGACAATGAGCCGAGCCGATGTCAAAGCGTTGAACCAGTCATACGATGGAAAATCAAGTGACCCTTCCTTGAATGAATAAACTATCGGAGTAAAAAGTTTTTTGCTCAAAGTCCTGTCCGCATCGATGGAAATACCGTCTATGCTTCCGTTCTTGTTGCCGCTTGTCGACGAGAATATGAGTTTTTCCGTGCTCATTCCGATAAGCGATTCATTGTTCTTTACGATATACGGGCCGCTGAGCAGCGCATTGAATAGCGAAATAGTGCCGCCGGCCAATTGGTCGTATGCCTCTATACAACTGCCCATATAGGTCGTGCCGTCATTGTTCAACACGACGGCGAAAATGTCGCTGTCTGCATCCTGCCGGTCGGCAATCGTAGGCTCCTTGAAACTCCGATATAGATTTTGTATGCCGATGGCATCCGCCCGGTAGGGGCTCACAAGGTCAAGTTCTTGGTCGATATTCGTAAGGCCGGTTGTGTATTGGAATTCGGCATTGATTTCAATCCCGTCGAGATATTCATTGTCGTAATCCTCTTTTTTGCATCCCGCCTTGACTGAAGAATACAGCACATCGGTAGCGGGCGAGATGGCAAGGTCGGAAACCTCCGATTCGGACAAGTCGATAATTTCTCCCTTTTGATACAAATTATCACGCGGAACGAATGTCAATGTCTTGGTGGCGGCATTATAAGATTGTTCGAATCCCAACACCTTCATCCATTTGATGAAGTCATTCATGTTGCCGTGAAAATACGGGGTATCGTAGTTGGCAATACTTTCGGCAGCAACGATGCGGTACTTATACTTCTGACTTACCGGCCAAAGTATTTGGCCGGTGTACTCCGTTTGATATTGCGGAGTTTCCGCCATGAGGTCCAAGAACTTCTGCAACAGTTTCACAGGGTCGATGACCTTGATGGGATAACCGCTGTCGGCCGGGAAGGTGGCTGGGAATGAAATTGACAATGAACTTCCGGCGGTGAAGGCAAAGGAAAGGTTGTTCCAAAATACGGGCATCGGCTCCACCGTATATTTAACACTCACTATCAAAGACAACCCAAGCCCCTTAACCAATAATTCTGACGCGTCTTTATTAATTACGGGATGTACATAAATTGTATATGTTTTATCATTGTCATTTTCAACCCATTTATAAGGAGTAGCCACAACCTCAATAACGGGCTCCCCTACTAATTGCCCATTTTGAGCTGTTCGAACCTCGATATGTGCCTCGAACTTTTCAGGCTTTGTCTTATAGATTATACTCCCCATTAAATACTGTTGCGGGCAATCAATAATAAATTCGGCGGAAAGGTCTGCGTGCAAAGAAATAGTTACATTTTCATCTGCCTTAATGAAATATTCTGTGCCGCCAGGGCTTGGTTTGAATGTTTGCCCTTTAATGTTATGCTTGATGCCGCCGGGTACTCGATAAATGTTATCTCCGGTAGGCGAAACCATAGGTACAGATGCTGCGTAATTAGGGCTGGATACCGTCAATTCCGTATCTGTAATCTGATACCGAGCGTATTCATTCAGCCGGATGTCTTCGTACTGCCAGTTCTCGGTGGCGAGGCTGGAAACATGAATGTCGTAATTGACGCCTCCCTTTGCGCGGATAAGTGCATTCAACGAGGAATCGATGCTTGCCACCTCTATGTACGTTTCGTACTCGCGGTATTGCGGAAACTCTATCGGAGCGCTTTGGAGTAAGGTGTATGTTTCATCGAAATAGGCTTTTTCGTAAATATTCAACGTGACGTCCGCCCGAATGCCGTAGTTCATGAATTGGTCGTGCAGGATGTTGTATCCGTCGCTGTTCACGCCAAACTTAAGCGGATAGGATACGGACAACAGTACGTCGGATGTTCCGTCCCGGTCGCCGATAAGCGATACGTCGTCCGTATTGATGACGCTCGTCGTCACATCGTATTCCTGAAGGCTGAAACGGAATATAGGCGTCGCATAAATAATGCACGGAGCAAGGATGGTATCGGTACCGGCCGGGATGGGTAAATCAACCTTGCCCAAACTGTTGGTGGTCGCCCAGAAACTGCCGAGCACGTTTTTGTTGACGTCCAAAAAGATAATTGAGGGGCCTACCACGTCGGCGCCTAAGGATTGAAGGGCGCCCTCATAATGGAACGTATTGACGAAAGCGGGGACCTTGACTCCGTGCTCATTGTTCATAGAGTCTGTTACGTTTACGACTTCCCCGTCCACGACTTTCGAGTAACGATGAACATACGTTAAATAAGGGGACACCTCGCGTGGTGCGGTGGTCAGGGTAAACTTGATTTTGGGAGGCAATACGTTCATGATATTTTCTTGTTGGTTATCATATTGTGATTGGCAAAAGTCCTTTGGGACGTGCGCCGGTCGGCATTTTGTTCCGTCAGCATCTTCCGGAGCAGCCGGTTCTGTTCGGCGGACTTTTCGATGAGCGTTCCCCGCTGTATGCGCTGTTCTTCCAGCAGCGTCTCCATTCGCGAAGTAGATATGGGTTCGGGCAACTGCCTGAAGGGATGCTGCGCTATGACCGCATCGTAGTCCGGCAATACCTTCGTATGTTCGGGAAGGTTGACGAGCGTATCGGTCGCGGGGGTACGCCATACCGACCCGTCGGGGAATACGACCATTTCGGCGCGTCCTCCGTCGCCTACCATAGCAAGCCCGCCGGGATGGTCCTGTGTGCCTTTCGCATATTCGGGCAGGGGGGTGGCAAGGATAGTCGCTATCTGGGCCGCTCCCGTGGCAGCTATTAAGGGTATCATAGCGGCCGATGTGAACGGACTGGTCAGCGCGGCCGTGATAGCCAATGCGGTATTGATGGCTGCCTGTGCGACTGCCTGCGCTTTTTCAAAAATGGCATTCTTCCGTTCGGCCTCGATTCGTTTCTTTTCTATCTCTTCTTCCCGAACGGCGGCCTGGTCTTCGATGGCCTGTATATCGGCATCGGCATGTTCTTCACTGATGACCCCTTGCTCCGCCAGACGTTCGATGCGGGCTGTCTCATCCTCTTTCCATTGCTCGTTTTCTTCCGAGAGTTTGTCGAGCCGGGCAAGCTCTTTCTCCAGCTGGGCGTCGCTGAGCGCCGACGCCAGATTGAATACTTCCTGTAGCAGTTGTTTCTTCAGCTCCGCCTCCTTTTTGGCGATTTGTTCTCGCTTCTCCGCTTCTTTTTCTTCTTCGTCGCCCACCCGTTCGTTCTCGCGGATGCGTTGGTCGTTTATATACTTCTGATATTCAAGGACGGCGTCATCCTTTGCCTTCTCGGTTTCTTCCCGCGCCTCTGCGGTCAGTTCTTCCTTGTTCAGAAGTTGGTCGAGCAGCCCTATCTCCGTATTGAAACGTTCGACAGCATAGCGGTCGGTTATCGCGGCGCTCTCTTTCTCATATTCCTCCTTTTTGATTTCCCCTGCCGCGTATTTGGCAGACAAAGCGAGCAGTTCGTCCTGCATCTTACGGTCGAGGTCTTGTGCGGACTGCTCGACGGCGCGTGTGGTTTCGGACATCATGCCCTCGGCAATGGCCTCCATCAGTTCCTTGCCTGCCTGCTGCTGTTCGTCGGTCAGTTCGCGGAATGCCTCCGAATTGGCGAAATCGAGGCTGCTCAGCACGGCATCATATGTATCCTTATCGATATCCCCGCTACTGAGACGCACATCCAATTCTTCCCGGCTGGCCGTGTACTGAGCATCCAGCACCTTCTGCTGGGCTTCCTTGAATTTCTCGAATGCATCCAACCTGTCGGCATAGGCGCGTTCCTCGTCTTTGTATATCTGCTCCTGTATGGCCGCTTCCTGCTGCGCCTGCGCCTCTAACAGTTCGAGTTCGGCCCGCCGCTTCTCGGAAAGACGGGTGGAGACCGAATTTGCCCCCAAAGGTTCCGGTTGCTCTACAATTAAATCCGATACAGATATTTTGTTAGCAAGTTGTGCGGACGTATCCTCTAAGGCTTGTTTTGACTGTTGAACAACAACCAAAGATTCTTGTTCACGTTTTAATCTTTTTTCTGTTAGAGATAATTGTTTTTGGTAGGAAACAATGATATCACTCGTTCCGCCGCTATTAATTGCCGTACGTTGCCTTTCAATATTAGCTTGCGTGGCTTCGATTTGTGCTAATTGCTCAGCTTCTTCTATTTCCAATTCCAATATTTTAGCTTGATTCTCCGATATCTTATCTTGAACGGCTTTTGCCTTTGCAACTTCAAGGATATGCGTTGCGAGATTTTGATATTGTATCGAGGCCTGACCAGCCATTATCTCTTCCTGCGACATATTACCAAGATAATTCGGATATAACCGCTGCAGTTCTTTAACAGCAGATATACGTTCATTCATAGGCCTTTGACTATCGGTGGCTGCATTATAAAGCAGCTTCAATGTAGATAATTCATCGGCCGCCGACTTGTTAGCATTGTCAATAGCGTTTTGATATTGCTCGGTAGACAGTGAAATTGCATCAATAGCTTTTTTCCCTTTAAAAAGTCCGGATATGAATTCTCCGATTTCTTTGCCGAATGAGGTAAGAACGGTTATAGCTAAAACCAAAGCGGTTTGCCAGGAACGAAGGGAAGATATAATCTGCTTGATTGCCGGAATCGTTTTCTCGCCGTTCTTCAGTGCCTGTTCGTTCGCCTTGCGTACTCTGATAATCTCATCGGCCAACATAGGCAGGTTGTTGGATATGGCCAAAAAGAATTGTTGCAGGCTGACGGTGAGCGAGGGCATTTCCCGCACGAGCTGCTGCACCTGGAACTGAAGCGGCGTAAAACCACGCTCGTAATTGCCGACCCGCATGGTATAGTCGCCGAGTTCCTGATTAAACTGGGCCATCTGTTCGCGCATTTCCGCCGTCTTTTTTACAAATGCCTTGCCTTCGGCGCTCGAAGCCCGCTCCGCCGACATTTTGCGTAACGCAATCGTGTTCAGGTTGTACTGCGCTTCCAGTTCTCGGTAGGAGCCCGCTTCGGTATTATTCAGCTGTACTGCAAGTTCGGCAATACGGGATGCTTCTCGTTTTGTAAAAGTAAGTCCCTGAAGCTCTGCAGCTGCTTCCGTGGCGGCAAACCGCTCCGAAGAGTACGCTTTTACAAGCATGTCGCTAACCCCGGCCGAACGGGATGTGGTATTGCTAAGGTCGGCAAGGCGCTGTTTCAGCTCTTCGGTCTGTGCGGACAACGCCTGACCGCTGGCGCTGTTCTCCCGCTCTTCCTTGCTTAAGTTGTCGAGCGCTATTTGATTCAGTTTGAGCTGCGCCTCCAGTTGTTTCTTCGAGCCGACTTGTGAATAATCAATCTGAACGGCCAGACGAGTCACTTCATTGACTTCACGCTGGGACAGCGCTACGGAATTCAGTACGGTCACGGCTTCCTGAGAAATCCCGCTGACATCCGACATGGCGGTGCGCATGCGTTTCAGGTTATCTTCAGTTGCCGTTACTTCTTTGGTGAAGTCCTTCAAAATGGTTTGGGTTTGCCGCGTCCGTTCTCCTAATGTCGCCGTCTCTTTGGACTGGCCGGCAACGGCAGACATGAATGTTTTCGCGGCCCGCTCCGCCTGTGCCAATGATGCAGCATGCTCGTTGATGCGCTTGGTCGTGTCTGCCTGTATTTTCTCATACGCTGAGATTATTTGTACCAACGTTTTATAGTCACCGGTATACGTCTCGACTCCCAAGGCTGCTTTCTGGAGCACCGGGATAATATTTCCCAGATTGTTTTTCGTTTCCAGCAGTTCCTTGTTGTATTTTATCAAGTTATTAAGCTCTTTTTGCGGAACGAGCTCCACGTTTTTTGTAGTTGCCGCCATTGTCGTACATCTTTAAGTTTTCGCAATATGCCCGGAAATATCCGGCGAGTTCGGATAACATGATGCGGTCGGAAATATGGAAGCCGCACCATTTGCTCACTATGACCAATTGCCGGTTGAAGTCGGAAGCGGGAAAATGCTTATCGGGAGTTTTGGCTGCACGCTTATTTTGCCGCGCCGTCTCTTTCTCGATAAGTACGGAGTATTCCTTGATTTTGGCAGAGGCGCGTTTTAGTTGGGCCGCCCGCGGAAGGTTGCCCCAGCCATACTTCTTGAATAACGTTTGCGCTTCGGCATGCTCCGGTATGCGCCCGGCCACATACAATGCCTCTATCCGGTACCTGAACGCTATCATTCTGGCCGCACTCTTGTTGGCAGACAAGAGCCCTGTGTCGCCGGACAGGTCGGCGAATTCTATTATCAGCGCCTGCCGCGCTTCCTTCAGCACATCATCCGGAGGCGTTCCCTCCTTTATCAGTGCAGCGAGGTTGTCGTTGCATACGGCATCCCGGTAACGGTAGACGGGACATTCGCTGCATCGGTCATAGATAACATACGATTTCGCGGAGGGTTCCCGGTCTGCCTGCTTTTTCCCAGCAACTGCGCCTGTCGGTATAGATTCTTCCTTTTTCATCGTAAATCACATAATCAGCTTTTTCCAATTCTGATAATTTGCGGGCTTCAATCCTCGCACGGTCATGCCGGGATATCGTCCGCTTTATGCAGTTACACGCCATAGTCGTATTGGAAATTGATGTATCTCAGAATAGCAATCCCCAGCCGGTAATTCCACCAGAATTCCTTGGCCAGCGGTGCCAGCCCGAATACTTTGTTATTGTACTTCTGCTCTATATCCCGGCTTTCGTCATAGCCGGAATCGATAAGGAAACTGTCGGTCATGGTACGCAGGAACATGCCGTTCTGAAAATCACCCGTCACGATAAGGTTCGGTGTATTCCGTTCTTTGTCCGGATAATTCAACGGGAAGGTAAGCCGAGACTTGTGTACCAACTCCAGACCGTATTTCATGGATGCATAAGCCTGCGCCGCCTCCTGCGTATGGAAATACGGGTCTTCCAGATAGGAAGGCGTCAGGACTTCTCCTTCCGCATTCCTTCCTAAAAGCATTTGGTCGCGGTTCAAATCGACCAGCTCGTCCCCATACTTCTCTATCTGCCATTCCACGACCTCCGGCCAATTGTCGACCCTTTGCTGTTTGGCGGTCACAAACGACAGCTTATCATCCGCATTCATAACATCGGTTTTTTAAAAGGGGGCGAATCGCTCCGCCCCCTTCCTTGTGCTACTCTTCTTCTTCGTTCTTCTGCGTCCGCTTCTTTGGGGGATGGAGCGCATCGTACGCCTTCCCCATAGCCTCGGCAATATCAGCCTCGGAGGCTATGCCGGAGAGATATCTTACCTGCTCCCGGATAAGCGTATCCCGCCGGACATGTTGCAGGTATTCGTCGCTGACTGATACCCGCCGTCCCCGTATCCAGATATTCATTACTAACCGGCCGTTACCTGGACGTAGGTATCCAGCCCGTCCAGCCCTGTAATGTTGCCGGCGGCAAGAACTTTCGCTGAAGCCACACGATACTTGCCCGTCGGAGCTATTTTGAGCAGATTGCCGCCCTGCGGCGTGACCGTAGTAGCGGCCGTTCCTCCCTCATTGAGAAACATCGTCTGCTCCCAATCGTCGATATACGTTGCCGTGACATCGGTCTGGTCGCATGCCGTCACCACGCGCACGGTACCCGCACCTGCGGACTGAAGCATGACGCCAATCAGACCTTCGGGCAATCCGTTTTCCAGATAGACAGACATGGCGTTCTGCATTTCCTGTTCGTATTCCGTAGAATAGTACACGGTGACGGTAATGGTGCCCAGCGTGCTTCCGTCCGTCGGAGTGAATGTCACGTAGACGGTACCCTTGTATCCGGCGAAATAGTCGGTGCCTCCTTTGGTGATTACCGTGCCGAACAGGTAATTGGCGTCGTCGCAAATGAACACGCGGCACAGGCGGCCGTTGAGCTTGGAGAGTTCCTTGTAGAGACACATGCCTCCGTCGACCGTGTAGGCAATGTTTACGGCATTGATGCCGATAGGCCGGGCGCCGCCGTAGGTTCCCAGCTCCGGGGCATTGATATCGCCGCCGTTGAGCGCAACACCGACAACGCCTTTGATAGGCATCAGACGCATGCCGCCTTCGTCGCTGATGTAACCTTCGAGGTTTTCGAGGAAGGTATCCGCGTCGATAGGATAGAGGGCATTTACGGGAGCGACCGCCAATGCCAGCGGTTTTCCCATTTGACGGTCGCAGTTCGGTGTGCCCGTTCTTACCGTAGCATCCGAACAGTTGTTTGCAATTGTTCCTTTCAGTTCCATAATCAGTATTTTAAAAGAGTTTCTATGTTATCGGTTACAAGGTCGTTTTCTTCGTACATCCTTTCGAGGACGGCATTGCAAAGAGAGGGGCTGAGCGTCAGAGACAGGTCGTGCAGCTCGATGGCGTCGATATAATCGCCGTACAGTTTATGCACGGTTTCGGCACTTCTTCCCGTCGTGAATACTTCGTAATAGTCGTGTCGCAGACCATAGTCCACATGAAAGGCCGGACTCGTTTTTATCTGCCGGATGAACGCTTCATAAATCGGTCGTAACAGCGGCTCGAAAAGATAATGTTCCCGTTCCTCGGTTGTCCAATTACTCCGCACGGGGGATATAATAGCCAGATTGTAGCGGACGATATCGACATATCGGTGGTTATCGACCGGCACCCCTTTGTCCTGCCGTATGGGATGATAACTGAGCACAGCCGGGAATTTCAGCGATGCTCCGTCCAACAGTTTTCCGACCTGAACAAGGATATTCGCTATCTCGTTCGGCGTGCCCGGATAATGCCACAGATGCAGTTTGCCGTCTTTAAAACAGTTGGGCCAGAATTCGTACTGCCGTGCCCCTTCGATAAAGGCGGTATTCCCGTTAAGCGCTTCCATCGTACGGAATACAGTAGAACCTATCAGCTTATTCGGGGATATCATCATATTCCGAAAATATTTACCGGTTCGAATTCCCGAAAACGACAAGGACAGCATTCGACGTACGCTCCGTAGTCATCTTTGTTGTCATCGATGAATTTCCGGATACGGTTCGCCCAGGGCAAAATATCGTTCCACGCGTCGGCAAGTTTCTGCTTTGCGGAAGCATTCTTCGCATAATCCTGTAAAGGGATGACTTCTCCCTTCATCGTGGTCGTCGTGACATTGTGGGCTATCATGTTGAAATATACGAAATTCGCAGCCGGAGAATAGGGATATGGGCCCGAAGTGATGTAAATCCGGTTCTTCAAATTCATCCATTTGTCATTATCGGGTTCTTCCAATCCGGCGATGAAGGCTTCGTATAATTTGTTGCCCAACAAGATAATCAAAAACTCCCGTTCGTACTTGTCTATATAATACGACAGGTCGCTTTCTGCCACGGCCGACAGCAGGCGACCCACACCTACCGTCCCCGGTTTGGTCGTAACCAAGTTCGGCAAGTACAGGTCGCCCTGGAAGTATGCTTCGGTCAGAAACATCGTCAGCTCTTCTTTATCTTGGCAATTCCCTTCTTGACGAATTGCTCGGCCAAATAACGGTGCACTTTTTCAGTATCACCCGCCTGGTGATACTGAGCCTTGTCCGTGTACTCTATTACCACATCGTCCTGCGGTAATATAGTCTTTTCGGCTTCCTGTTTTTCACGTGTCATAACTTTACGAATTTATGGCGGGACGGCAATACCGTCCCGCCGGTTTATAATCATTCCCCTGGAGATGCGGCTTTCTTGAGGGCCTCCTTTATGGTGGCGAAGTTTCCTTTGACCCACGACCCGGCATGATTGGTGGGTATACATGAATTGTAGAACACTTCACCGATGAACGACATACGGTTGTACTTGAAGTCGTCATCATTCAGCCCGGAACGCAGGATAGCTTCGCCCTCGCGTACCTTCCATGTGCCGTACTCGCCTACCAGGAACTCGCCCTGTGTAAGCTTGGTTGTCGTTGTCACACGCAGACTGCGGATATTCAACTGCCCGCCGTCGGTTACGACCGGCAGGATGTAACGGCCTATGCCGTCTTTGATGAGCGACATGGCGTAAGCATCCGAGGTATTCAGAATCAGGTCTGTCGGCCTGAAATTCAGAGAAGCCACCTGAAGCGCTGCTGCCGAAATGGCATCGAAATCGTTCGGATTTTCGATGGTTCCATCAAGCGACGTACTTGTGTATGACGCGGCACTGCCAAGCAGTGATTCGGTAAGTTTGTCTTCGTAGTCACGCCACAGCTTATCGACGAACAGCCGTTCGAGGTTGAGAGCGAGTTCATCGGAATCCATGATGACTTCTTCGGTAAGCGTCATCATGCCGGCCGCCTTCTTTTTCTTGGCCATGTTGAGCACGAGCGACACATCCACCAGCGGTTTCAGGCCGTTCTCGGTGACTACGGCAAACGCTCCGTCTTCCGCACCTTCCTCCCAGAATTCCATGGTGGTAGGTACGCGGCGCACCCGACGCACATCGGCTACATCCCGGATATATTGCCGGCCTCGCCGCGTATAGTAGAACTCCGGGTCGCGTTCCGTATAGCCGCGCCATTGTGCTCCGGTCGTAGAAGAAACAGCCGTTGTGGTCGTTATAACGGAAGCATCCTTGTTTACGGGAATCTCGAAAGCGAACTGTTCTTTCTTGCTGAAGGCTTTCACGATGTCTTCATGACGTTCTTTGATAAACTTCTTCAGAACGTCCGCACGAGTGGTCTGGACACTTTCAGAAGCACCCATGCGGAGTTTTTCGAGAATCTTCCCTTGTTCCTTCAGTGCCTCTTCCCATTTGCGCGTTTTTTCGGCATCAAGGCCCATTTCCTTCATCTTTTCACCGATAGCCTTGGCATAGTCTTCGCCGGACCTGCTGCTCTTCACGAAATCGGAGAAAGCAGTTTGCAACCAGCCCTGAATAGCTCCGAACAGCTCTCGGGTGTCGTCGTCGAGCTGCACACCGTCGGGTGCCGCGAACTCTTTCACTTTGAATTCTTCCATAATCAGTATTTTAGTCGGTTAATGAAAATTCCTGCCTATTTTCGATAGGATACTCGTGTTATCCTTCAAATCAACATTGATGGTCGGCGTAACCCAATTCGAGCCGAACAGGACGGCAGAACCTTCCACTACCTCCGCTTCGGTAACTGCCCAGAAATATCCGGCTTCCTCCACATCGTCTCTGTTCGCGACATACTCGATGTATTTGTCCCATGCCTTTTTCTCGTCGGCATAATACGGTTCCTCGCTATTGATGCACAACTCAATAGCCTTATAATACATCCCAACGGAATGGTTGCGCACGTAGCCATTCATGTATTGGTCGAACATGTAGGGATTGCGACGCCGGTGTACCGTGGCATTGAAAACAAGTGCCTGCGTGCTGCCTTCGAGGGGGGCACCCAGTTCCGCCCAGCTCTTCTCTTGTACGGATACCTTGACTTCATCGGAAATCACGTGGTCGAATTCCCGTTCATGCTCCTGCAACAAATAGACAAGCCGGAGATTCGCCAGCGATTTATTCCACAGGCCGGGAATATGCACATCGGCATGGCTGTCGAACAGTCCTGTCGTATTGATGACAGCTTCCACCTGCATGATATCGGCCCCCAGGCGATTTCCGGCTTCAGCTTTCAGAGCATCTCGGCGGTCGGCAAGAGACACGATACAGGAAGAGGCGGCATCCGCTTTTTTGATGGACGCCTTTTTCTCGGCGACGATGCGCCACTTCTCATTCTTCAGATGCTTGATAAAGTCGTCGTTCATTTCGTAACCACTTTTTTACCGCTGACCATTTCATTACGCCTCTTGCGTATTTCCTCTATCCATTCCTTGGGTGGAGTACATGGTCGCTTTACCTTCGATTGCTTCATTGTAATCCAATTCCATGCGTGCCTCTTCTCTCGATATGACGCCCAATGTATACAATTCCCGGACGGCAACTGCTTTTTGATAATATGTTTTTGCCCGGTCTGCTTCGGCAGTTTTCAAACAGCTCAGACCAGAAAAATCCATAACGAATTTGTCACCGCCAAGCCCCAGCAGCATACGCGTGAACCCTTCTGCATAAATGCGGGACATCGGAATGATTATGTCTTCGTACCAAGATTTTTTCGCCTCCTGTTTATTCGAATAAGTCACATTATTCGTATTGGCAAGCAACTCGTACGGATAATCGAAGGCGTTGCATATTAGTTGAATGTTCTCCGTCATGCCTTCCAGCAGCTGAAGTTCTTTTACAGACATCGTCATGGACTGCCACTTTAATTTCGCGTCCGTAATGATGACCTTCCACTGCCCCTGCTGCAGTCCATAGCGTGCTTTGAATTTCTCCTGAAGACGATTCTGTTCCTCCGGAGACATAGGCACATGCCCCGCAGCATCATCCGTATCGTTGCTCAAGATACCCAAAGCGCCCCTGTCCTTATTCATGGACAAGAGAGCCTCTTCCGCAACAATGAGATTGTTCACGGAGTTCTGTACGCTGTACAGACGCGTGACCCCGCCAATGTCGGATGGGCAGAAATCGAGATTCTGATTGACATCCTTGATATGCAGCAGACGCGACCTGTCTAATTCCGTACGCTGCCCCCCTGCATTCAGCCAGTATCGGGTAATGATGTCTTCGATATTTTCTCCTCCGTATAAAATTCCCGTTGTTTCGATTTCCACATACCGGGGGTCGATTACCCACCAGGAATAGGCGGCGCTTGCCGAACTGCCGACCGGAGCAGCGAAATACACGAAGACTTCACCGCGCAACTGACGATATACATCCATTTGCATGATGAACTCCGAAAACGTCTGTATGGGATTCGGAGCTGTCAGCCTTACGGCAATGTCGAAATATTTTTCGGTGACATCGTTGCCTGCATTGTCGGTTATCCACCATACTCCGTTTGCCATGGCTCTGGCATTCCTGTTAACGACCGTCTTCAGCGTGGAGCAGCGGTCGTATGCCGCATTTTGTCCGAAAACACCATCTAAGGGGATATCGTAATGACAGCCATTCATCGAGAAACCGAAGAAATCGATTCCGCGACCTAACCATCTATTGAACACTTTTCGGAATAAGCCCATATGCAACACACGCTTACATGGCAAATATACGTGCATTTCCAATGCGAAAATCGGGGTTTTTAAAAAAGGCAAAAATTTTTAGAACAATATCCCTTTCGCCTGCTCGAAATAGCGGATGCAATCCATGATATGGTCATTTTCTTTCTTCGGCTGGTCTGTCGGATTACCTTTAGCGTCCAGAAGCCAGCAGTATTCTTGATATTCGGCCCATCCATTGGCACTGTCTTCTGTCATGTAGACTTTTGCGGATTTTACTTTGGAAATGCCTGCCTGTACTGAACCGGAGCCTTTCACCGTCGCCCGAATATTGTACCGCAGGCCATCGTATGTCCCGCGCCGCAACTCTGCTATGCGAATATTTCCGCCGCTGCCATAGTCTGCCACTATCATATCCTGCTCCGATATCCCTTTTGCCCGCAGCATCCGCGCAAGCTCCAGACTATCGAGGTCGCGTGAATAAATCAGTTCCCGTATATAGCGACAGTCCTTATGCCATTTTACCTCGATGACTGCGGTCGGGGCACCGCCATATCCAAAGTCCATGATGTATGCATGAGGTAATTCGAGCGCCTCGAATGCTGCATTCGTCGTATGCTCCCACCCACTGTATATACGACCTTTGGCGCCTTCGCCTACCAACCCCAATATCTGGTTGTAATAGTAATCGGGGGCACTTTCCTTGAACGCCTCGAATTCCCTCACCGTCGACGGGTGAAGATTATCCATGTTGGCATGGTATGTAGAAAATATGGATAATACATCTGAAGTCGCTTTTACCTCCGCCCGATAATATCCTTTCACATCCGTTTCGATAAGATTGTAGTCCTTATATATCCAATGATGACGGGGCGGCTGGTTGTAGATACGGATTATCTGGATATGTTCGGACTTCGTGGTTCTTAGAGACAAGTTGAGTTGGGCAAAGCTCTGTTCATCGATTTCGTCGGCCTCCTCGATGAGCACATGCGTCGCACCGGCCAGTGATTTCATCTTTGCCGTGCGCACCTTGCTGCCGGTGATGCCTTTGCTGATTATCATATTGCCCGTCGGCTTATACAGCAACGAGTAATTATTTTCGTTTATATGAAAATCATTTATGTCAATACCCGGATTCTCGTATATCCTGTCCTTTATGTCTTGAAACAAGCTGGTCTTGATATCGTTCAGCGTCTTTCTTATGAAGTATCCGCGGAAATATTGAGATTGAGTCAACAGAAATAAAAAATAGTCCGTTCCGAAGTGAGAACCGCCTCGGCCACGGCCTCCCCGTATATCGATGATACGTTTGTCGGTCGTGAAAACGGGTGCATAAATTTCATTGAAATGGAACTCAATCATCCTTCTTTTGGTAGTTCTCGAAGATGACTTTATGAGCGTTGTCTGAAGGTGTAGCCTGTCGTACCTCTACCTTAGTAGGGGCTTCATAACCGAGCATTCTGGACAAGGCATCAAGCGACTTCTGTTTGTCATAAGTCGTCACCTTCACCCATTCGCTAATGACTTCATCACCATCTTCCGTTACCCGCTTGATTTGCTTCGTTTCGACAGACCGAACGCACGATTTTTCGTCGTCGGACAACGCCTCGAAGTCTTTCAGCAACATCCAATCTTTCCGTATTCTGGCACCATTGGAAAAAGCAATCTTCTGATGTTCTCTGATGATTTGCAGGGCGCTTATGCCGGCCGCCTCCGCAAGATGACTCTTAAGGTAATCTATCCTTGCCGCGACATTGCTATTATCGAGCAATCTGCTGGCATTGGCCCAGACTGTAGAATCATTATGCTTTGCGCAGTCGTAAGCATAACGATACGCTTCGGAGGCATTGCCGCATTCGATATACTTGTTGCAGAATTTCTCCTGCTTGATAGTCAATCCCCGTTTTCTGTTATAAGCCATGTCGCAAAATTACCGACTGTTTCAACATAAAAATCGGGGATTTTCCCTATTTCATTGCGGCCATTCTTGACATACTCCCACGACTAATGTATTTCAGCGTATGGAAAAATGGTTGCGATTTTTTCTAAAATATTTCTTGGAAAAGTTTGCAAAATAAAAATAAAGCATTACCTTTGTAGTGTAATCAAAAACCAAGCCGCCGGGCTCAAAGCGAGAACAATATGAAAACTTTCAAAAACTTCTACGACAATCTTTCTGACCTTCGCGCAAAAAACAACGTTCGCGCAATTTTCAATCTGATTGACGGTACTCATCGGATAGAGTATCCGAGTCGTCGTACTGTTTGGGAATATTTTGACGATGCCCCTGGTATTTTTGAAATCGTTGCAAAATACGGCCAGGGATTCGTAACTGACATTTGCGACAAGGCTCTGCATCACAATATCCGCCTTTCCGAAAAACAGCGCTGGTGCGTCGCTTTCGCCATGATGAAGGTTACGGACGAGCAGATAGCCGAATACCGCGAATGGGAGCAGGCGGAACTGGCCGCCCTCGACGCAGAGATTGAGGCATCCGAACAGAATGAGGCTGAGCAGGCCGCAGAACCGGCCGAGGCGGAGGAGGTAACCGCCGAAGAATCTAAAAACGACAAAGAATTTGACAATCAAACAACAGACAACGATATGAAAGCATCAGACATTCGCTTAATCAACGATAATCAGGAAAGTGGTCGCGTGTTCTTTCACACGTACGACGGTAAGACAATCTGCCGCACGATGACGTCGCGTGAAGTACAGCAGGGACAAGTACTTCGCAGACGCGAAGGGGAGAAAGCATGCACGAACTATTTTGTCGATTTGTTCAATAATAAATATTCGGAACCTCAAAAAATAGAGTATAGAAGAATGAGCGAGGCCGACACACGTTTTTTCTGGCTGCATCATTGTCGTGAAATAAATCCGCTCCCCTTCGACGAAGAAGAAGAATATCAAAGGTTGTTGTCAGATTTGTAATATTATGCCGAAAAATTATCCAGCATTCATCATCGACCGCAGCCGCCGTTCTCCGGCGGCTCGGTTTACCGACGATTTCGTTGTCTGTACAGACAAGGAGGTCGGATTTATCGCCCGCGGCTACCTTTTGCCGAAAAGCCGCCGGGACGCACATATAGCCGCGTTGCAAGCGGACGGTAAGACTTTCATCACGAAGACGTTCGAGGATTCGACGACGGTCGTATTAGAGGTAGTGGAATATTTCCATACACCCCTTGCACATCCGAACCGCGTGCCGCCGCTGTTGAAAAAAGCGCTTAGAGCATATATTTTCGGAGAAATGGAAGCGGTCGGCGGCGGTCGCGGCGGATACGATGAACAAATAGCCGCGATAGACGACGTACTGCGGACGGCCCTCTCCCAGCGGGAACGCATGGTCGATGCCCAGGGGGAGGCAGGGACAGAACGTTTCATCAATGCGTTGCGTGCGGCGCGCGGCACGGTTGCTCTGATGCAGAAAATCACGAAAAGCGAGTAGGCAGTGGAAAACGGGAAGAAACAGAAAGGGAGCTGGGGCGGACGCCGCCCCGGTGGCGGTCGCAAACCCATAGGCGACCGGGCCGGGGTCTGCATCGCCTTCCGAGTGCCGGAAGAGGTTCGGGATGAAATCCGAGCCCTTGTCCGCCAAAGGGGAATACCGTATGCCGTGTTTCTTATCGAGGCCCTCCAGCTGATGAAGGAGCGTTACGGGGATACCGACACCCCACCAGGGGTTTTTAGAGAAAAATAAGACACCCCACCAGGGGTTTTTAGAGAAAAACAAGAGAGTCTTTTTCGGCTCTCTGTTGTTTTTTTGAATGGCAATAATTTAAGTCACACTATTCCCATGTTTATAGCGTTTTATTCTCCCACCAAATTCCCACGCAACTCCATTTTCATCAGTATAAGAAGGTTCATAACCAAAATTCCGAAAAATAGAAACTTCCCGCGGTTTGAGATTTTTGTACATATACCAACTTCCGTAACGTTTTATTTCTTTTTCAGCTTTAAATCCCAATCGAAATAAGCGAATATCGTAATCAACAATTATTTGATAACGATAATCTATGATATTTTCATCAATAGAACTTGTCAGTTTATACTTGATAACAAGATATGGAATGCCAAGGCTGTCGAGTGTATGAAATATCATGACCAATAACTTATTTTACCTAAAGATAAGCGGGAAAGCCCACGACTGAAGTCGTGGGAGTATGTCAACAACTCAAACTCATAAACTATTATCCAAGGATTATTCTCCCACGTCCCTTTGCCGGAAACCTTATCGATAAGCGAGGCGAAGGCTTCGCGGGGGGAATCGAAGTAAAAGCCTTCCTCCCGGTCTGTCCGCTCGAGATAATACTTTTCGATTTCTTCGATGTACTGCACGCCCTCTCTGAGACACTCACTATCCGAAATATCCTGCAACCGCTCGCAGCGGACATCCGTTATGCGAATTTGGTGAGGCATAAGTTCTGCTTTGGAGAACATCTTATTCTTCCAGCCGGGCAGATTTGGTATGGCTTCCAATTTGCATCCATATGCCTTTGAAAGCTGAAGCAAGAACGTATTTACGTCTGGATGCTTGTCAGATATGGATTTATAACTTTGCGCCACGGCTACGATATCGCCAAGTTTATATTTAGTATTATAGTAATAGCCCGCTTCAAACCATCTTACGCCGTTGCCACAATACTTGCAATATATACCGCCTGTATCTCGCTCTACCTCCAAAGCCATAGGCTCATCCGACCAATAAGCCCCCCAGTAATTTTTGTGATTGGCGGTGCAATCCTCCGGCATTGGATTAATTAACCGCCTCGTCATGGTTTTCCGCCCATCGATAACCGCTTGCGTGAGGCCGTAACGGTCGTTAAACATTATCTTTTTCATAGTTTCACTCGTTTTACCTTTCCGCATTTGGTGCAAACCCATATTTCGGTCAGCCAGGTGTTCCCAAAATCAGGGTCGTGCCATGTAGTACGCCGCTTGCAACTCCAAGTATGGCAACATGTCGTTTTGATAAAAACACGTTTGATAAGTTCCTTTATTTTAGCCATTGAATTTGTCGATTTCCTCTTGAAATTGTCTTTTTGCATATTCAACCCACAAATGAGCGTCTTCAAGTGCGGCAAGCTCTTCTACAGTTTTTCGCGGACAGCCACGCAGCCAGTTTCGGTAATTCGGGGTGGTAATATCCTCCGAATCATGTGCAAGCGCAAACAGTAGTCATACCATTCGCCAAAGGCCGTTTCCCAGCTATTGACGGCGTCGTCTTCATCGTATCCGTGCTTCTGGCAAAATGCTCGTAAGTAAGCATTGCAGGCATCTTCATAGTTCTTTCTCAATAATTCTCTGTCGTCCATAAATTATCTATTCTTATTCTTGAAACGTTTCACAATCTTTGCTCTCGAAACTCCCCGCCCACGGCCGCTTTTGCGCACCCGTTCGATAACGTCTATGCGCCGAAGACGACCGATTATCTCAAAGGTATTCGGGTCGATAATGACCGATACGTTCTCGTTCAGCCAATCGTTCAGGTTCTCGCCCTCCGGGACATCACACCAAATCCCGTCAATCATGAATCTGCCTGCCATCATTTTAATTGTTTGAAAATTATATCCTCGCCATCCTCTCTGTCCTCTGAATAACAATGGCCTATGACAGAGACAAATTTCTTGCAATGTCTAATACACGTAATTTGGCCAGGATAAGGAATATCGCTGAAACGACTGTAAAAATAGCATCCCACACAATCATCATTCGTAGCATTGTTAACAACCTTCAGCACTACATCCCCAAAATTGAACCGCTCCCCAACAGGGCGCGAGGGGATATTATCCATGACATCTGAATCGTTTTTCATTCCTCAATTAGTTTTTTGCAAAATTCATCTGCGTTCAGTTTATAATGTCCTTTTTCATTCCGGAGCAAAAGGCCTTTCTTTACCAACCGCAAACAGATTGGTGAAGCCCGTAAGCTACCAACGCACTTTAGTCGTTGGTAGCTTACTATTGTAGTACGAGTTAGCATCGAATCCGCACCAAGTGCATATTCCGGACAAAACGTTCATGCAATAATTCTCGCGGCCGCATTTCGGACATCTACAGAGTGCGATACGCCCCGTTGTCTCGCTCCACCACAACCCGCGCGGAAGATTGTATTTATCCTTAGATTCATTTTTCATAGTTCACTCTCCTCTATCGGTAGCCGAAGCCCCGTATCCGTGGCCGTTTCATGAATCGTCACCAGCCCTTCCTCCGCCATCTCCCGAACGACCGCCCGAAATTCCTCCAACGTGCATGCTTTGAATACGGACAGGTAAATATTGTCCCTGATTATCAGGGCATCCGTAGGCTCTACGGAGTCCAACACTTTGCGTTCCCACACTTCCCGGACGCGGGCAAGAATGGCGGCTTTCAGTTTATCTGCGGTAACTTTCATTGTCGAACGAAATTCGGTCGAACATCTCCTCGAACCGGTCGGTTATCCTTGCCCCATAGCGCTGCTCGATTCCCTCATCATCCAGATTGCTCGTGATGATGGTGGGCTGCATCCTGTCGTACCGACGGAATATCGCGTCGGCCACCGGCGTTGCCTCCGTGCCGTAGTGCTTCACGGTTGCCGGTTCACACCCCATGTCGTCGATGATGAGCATAGGCGCATCAACGATTTCCGCCCAACGGCTGTCCGTTAACGGAAGCCCGGCCAAATGCACGGCAGATACTTCCGTAGCAAGCGGCACGTAGCGGACTATCCGTTCGGCCTCCAGCCCCCCCTCCTCAGTCAGCCGCCAAAGTCCGTAGGCCAGCCGCTCCTCCGCCGCGCCGCGCACGGTGAGCAGAAAAAGCCTCATCGCCTTTGCCAGCGTCGTCTTGCCGTTTCCCAAGCCTCCGTAAAGGAGCAGCCCGGGCCTGTCGCTCACGGTAAACCATAGGGCCGCCTGCCGGATGTGCGCCGCAGTAGCCTCGTCCTGTAGGAACTCCCGGCCCCGGCCGGAAACGACCGCCGAATACGCCGCCGTAAGGCAGGCGGCCACCTGTGCTGCCGAAAAAGACAGTCTATAACGTGCTCCGACGTTTTTCCGGACGCCCAATTGCTTCAATGTCTCTTCGTAAAGATTCATGCTCTTTTTCTCTTTTGGCGCAATTTTTCTCTTTTTCCCGGCTGGACCACGTAGCCAGACGGCGGGCGGTTTCCCACGTTTTCTCCAGCTCGAATCGCATTCTCGTGCCCGACCGGTTCTTCTCCGTCCAGTAATCGAAGAAAGCCCGTATCATCTCTCGGCCGTAAGTCTCCACGTAGGGAATGAGAGACTTCCGAAAATCTTCTTTCCGCGCGTTCGTAGCGGCGACAGCCGCGTCTTTCTTTCCTCCTACACCGTCAGGTGTAGGAGTTTCTTTTATTTCTTTCTTTAATTCTTTCTTTTTGGTTCGCGTCTGGTTCGCATCTGGTTCGCGATTGGTCCGGTTTGCGGTTCGTCTCTGGTTCGCCGATGAACACAACGCACTGCTTGTCATGTCGTTGCGCGGTTCGTTTTGCGGTTCGTCGCTGGTTTTTTCGCCGGTATGCCTGTCTGTAACCAAGGGATTGTAAGTATCATAATTACACAATCTTATAACGGTCTGGCCGTGCTCATTTCTTGTTTCTATCATTCCCTGCGATTTAAGCATATCCAGAAAACGAATCACTTTACCTGCACTCCATCTCCAGCGATTCTCGAGAAATCTTCTGCTCGCGGCAAGTTCTCCCCTTCGGCTCTCTATCGCCCGTCCATCGAGTATTATGACCCGTTCCTCTATTCCCGCAGCTTGTATCAAATCAAGCCACGCTTCGGCACGTGAATACTCACGGGGTTCGACCCATAAGGGATTATCGAAAAACTTCCGGTAGAGCTTTATATATCCCTCTTTGCTCATTGCTATTTCCCTTTGCTCAGACCTTGACATACTCCCACGACTTCAGTCGTGGGCTTTCCCGCTTATCTTTTGTAAACCAGCATGGCCGCATCCCGGCCGTGCTCCGTCGTGCGGGCCGGCCAGCCCGTCAGGTTCCGAAACTGCAAGGCCGACAGTTTCGTCCGGTTGTCGCGCGGGGCAACCAATTCATACGGAATATCCTGCTCCCCGCACCAATCCTCCCATATCGAGGCGTCCCGGCAGACGCTCCCAGCCCCTTTCAGCCGTTCCCGACCGGTATTCCCGAACCATTTGCGAAGCCGGGCGTCTTCGATGTAGAGAAAGACACTGCCCCAATGTCGGTAAGCCATAACCGCTTCCATCGCCTTCGTAATGCTCATCGTGTCCACGAGCAGCAGCTTTTGCGAATGCAGCTCCCATACCGCTATTCCCGTATGCGTACCGGTGTCGATACCAATCAGGTAGTTATGTTGACAAGTATTTTCCATAATGAACTTACCGAATTACGTAAATGCTAAATCGATATTCTGTTCCGGAACGGCCAGCCTGGAGTACTCCGGCAGTTCGAACCGGATAATTCCGTGGGCGCCGCTTTCCGCTCTGGCATCGTACCCCGGAAACGAGCGTTTCTCCTTGCATGCGGCTACGATTTCCATAGCCTGACGGTATTTGTATTTACCTGCTTCCAAATCCTCGGGGGACCACCACAGTACGAATATTTGCCACGGTTCGCAAGTCTGCAGGACGACCATCAGCGTGCCGCAGAAGCGACGGCCCGTGATGCGCGACATGACGTCAAGGTACATCCCTTCGGAAAGGTCGTATTTGTACTTCACGGCGTCACGCGCGAACTGCTCTATAGTGTTCGCACTCGTCGTCTTGAACGACACCACGACGTTCAGACCGATATTCTCCTCAAGTAGCATCGCATCCGGCCGCACCTTTTCCTTCAGCCCCGTAAGCGGGTCGGTATCGTAAAAGGATGTCTCCGCATCGGCCAGCTTCAGCAGCCGGGGAAGTATCCCCCCGCCATACGTATTGTACACCTTGCGGACAAGCTCTATCTTCAGACTGTCATCGGCCGGAATGCACACATATCCGGCTTCATGAAACCTGCGCTCGCAATCGTGCAGCAGCTCTTTCAGCTCGCGGTGATTCATCTCCCTCAGAGAACATTCTGCCGATATTCCAAGCTGCTCCCAATACCATTCAATCAAAGTCTTTACTCCGTTTATCGTACTGCGGTCGGCTTTAGGGGCAGTCCGTACCTTCCGGAACAGTTCCGGCTGGAGGAATGCCAGGTGGCAAAAAGTACCTAACTGGAAATGCTTCCGGTCCCGCTCGATACGCGGGTCTTTGTAAGTCACGTAATGGCGGGGTGTGACGAGCGCCTGTTTCAGGGCGCTCGAACTCTCCCCCGCATGGGACAGATAGGCATCCATACTGTCGGACACAACACGGCCGTTGACGCTCAGCACCGATTTAGGCACACGCTTTTTCCGGCTCGGCAAATCGTGCACGTGCTCCAGGAATTCTTCGAAATCCGCATATTGCGTCCGGTCATAGCGGAGCGGACGCAACGTGCCGTCCCTTTCCGCTCCGCTCAAATCATAAACGTCGAATCCGAAATCTTCCATAGCATCAATGGGTAGCCAAAGGAGTTATCGTCCACGTATCTACGAAATTGCCTGTTCCTGTCTTCTGCTTGCCATCGTAAGTAATTTCGAAGGCCATTCCCGGAACTATGCGCCCAGCTTTCACGAAACTGTCGAACACCGACGTAAGGCGTATGCCCCCCTGACGGATGATGCGGGGCTTTTTCCCCTCGACAGGCTCGACGAAATAGGCCACTTGAAGTTCTACATCCTGACCGCTCTTTGCGTCGATGACCGTTTCCATACGCAGTTCTTTAAAGAACATACGCTTGCTTTCTCCGATGCTCGACGGCGACCAATATTCTCCGTTGATGGGGAGAGGCGCTGGAGTCGCCTTTGACAAATCCGGAAGTTCTCCGCAAAATGCCTGCATCGACATGTCCTGTAATGATTTTTCCTGTTCCATAAAATTCTATATTTTAATTATTGATGTTTTTCGGCTGCTCCAAACGCTCAACGTTCTGTCTGTGACCATACTATTTTGTCAAATTAAACCCCCACTCTCATGTATGCGCTTAATCATGTTTATGTACATCCAGTACTCCTCGATTTCTTTGTCCGAGTAATTCTCCGAACGTCCTATATTTTCATAGTGAGACAGCCATTCTGAAATCATATATTGATTACATCCAATCTGTATGGCGTCGCAACCCCAATAAGTAATCGTATGACGGGAAGCGTGTATGCAAAGAGTATGTTCGACTTTGCAGTAGTTGCCCAGCTCGCAGCCGTTGCCCAGCTCGCAGCCGTTGCCCAGCTCGCAGCCGTTGCCCAGCTTGCAGTCGTCGCCCAGTTTGCAGT